ATGTCCTCTGCAAGTTTTCTATTTCCCCGTCGGTCAACATAAACACGACGTGGACTTTGTCATTAATGGTTACTTCGGTTTCAATTACGCTAACGGTCGCGCCGCGCGCAGTAGGCCCGCGCCAAATCACGCGAAGCGGCAACACGACGGCCTGTCCAAAGCCGCAGTCATCCGCCGCCTGGAATGCCGCTTGCGCCGCTTCCAAACTGACTTCGCTGTCCGCCTTCGCAATCGCCATTGCGCTAGCTTTGCTCATGCACATGGGCGCGCGGGCCGGTTGGGGTTTACCCAACATCAACGCATGACTCGACGCGGAAAACGCGAACAACATTCCAAACAGAATTGCTCTCATCAATTCCCCTCCATGATTTGCCAGTTGGTTCCATCAGAACAAAGCAACGCCCACTTACCGGCAGTTGCAGCCAGAATCGCCGTACCCGCCGCGCCGCCCACTAGAGGGACCACGTCGGATGCGTTCGACACAACGGTGTTGGCGGTTATTGTTCTGATAACCAACTCGCGGCCCGTGAATTGCGAGGCCGTCGGAAGGGTGTAGGTGATCGTTCCGGCCCGATTTGCGATCATGTGAAAATCGCTGTTCAGGACCGTATATGTCGCCGCGGTCTGCGTGGTAATGCCGCGCTTGACCCAGCCGTAACGACCAGGGATGTTGCCGAGCGTGCCTTCGAGCGCAGCCAGTCGAATGATGCCCGCCGTGAATTGCTTATACAGCGCGGCATAGAGTTGTTGATCGAACTCCGATGCATCGTCCGGGAGATCCGGAAGGGCTATGCCTGACTGTCTCATCGCTCACCCGCCGGGATGAGAGTCGGCACCAGATCAACAACCTCGCAGTAGTCGGAACTGAGGTGCTCGATCTGGAAAAAGTTAGCCGTCGCGCCAGCCGTGGCAAGGTTGTCTGCGCGATAGTCGGAGTTCAGCGCTTTCGAGCCTTTAAGGGTCCCGGATGACGGGGTGCGCGATGCGTAAACCTTGACCGTTACATTGCCCACGGTCGACGGTGCGCGGGCGTAGATCGGATTGACCCGCGACAGCGTTGCAAGCTTGTTCGGATCGCCAATAAAGCCCGTCACCATCCGGAAACTGCCGCCGGCAAAGCTAGAGTTCCGGTTGTAGGGCTGTCCGTCCTGTATCGTCAGCGTATACAGGTTGTAGTGATTGGTCGACGTGGCGTAACTCGGCACGCCGCCCGAAACCGACGATAGCGTCTTGACGCGGAAGTCATCCGAATTCGTCTGGCACATCACTTCCGTACGCCCGTTCGCATTAGGATTGCTTAACGTGCTCCAACGATCGTATTTATAATTCCAGACGTTCATCAGGCTGGAGGTTGCAAACCAAACGCTCGAATCGCCCTTGTTATGACCGACCCTTAGAGCGTTGTTGCCATTCCCGCCGATCAAACCGAACGATGAGCGCAGACTTTCCGCGATGCCGCGCGTAATCGGACGCGGCGTAGTGCCGTCATAGAGGAAAATATCGTCGCGACTGACAAAGACCAGCGCAAAGTCGAGATCAGCAACAGAGCGATGACCCAAACAACCGACCTTGTCGCTCACCCGCTCGAAGTCCCAAATCGGCGAGTTGTTACCAGCCCCGACATACCGTCCGAGGTACATCGAATCGGCCTTGAATACGACAACGCCATCACGAAACGGACGGATCGCCGTTACATCCCCCGGCGTATCATTGAAGATCGCATAGGACGATTGTGTAACCTGCGTATTCAGGCTCCAGTCGGTGTAATCCCCGATCCCCGACCATGCAATCATGTCGCCCTGGCCGATCGCCGTAGTCGAGCTACCGAATGTGCCGGAACAGTTCGCCAGAAAGACGAAATTGCGCGCGGCGCAACAAGTGTTAGCTTTCGGCGTGCCACCCAGATCGGCAAAGAGCGTTCCGGAGGTAAGATCGAGCGCGGACCGGTACTGCGTGGGCTGCGTCTTATTCGCCGCAACAATGATGTTGCCGAACGCGCAGAAGTCGAATGCGGCCGATGAATCCTCGCCATACTGATACGTCTGCGCGCCGAGGGTATAGTCTCCAGCCTTGGAGACGTTGATAAACCCGTTGGTATAGTCGTAGACGTTAATACGCTTGTTCGTGCTCGCCAGAACGATCCCGCCCGGCGACGAAACCCACCGCGACGCAAACAGCTTGTTGGGATAGATCTCCCCCGCCTGCAGGGAGTAGGTATGCGCCGTGTGTGTGGTCGCCACATAAGAGGCGACATAGCCCTTCGCCGTCGCGACCATATCGCTGCACACGGTCAGCAGACCGGGCGTGCGGGGGTCGAGATCGGGGCGGTAATCCAGCATCAGGCCGCGAAGGTCTGGAGTCCGCCGCCACCGAAGCGGATCGACTGCGAGCTGAGGCGCAGACTATTAACCGCTGCGTTATAGCCGGCGATGACAGCCTGCAATTGCGGGCTGTCGTGGGCAAAAATCCCGCTATGCAGGAGAGCGCCGAACAGGTAAACGTCGGGATGGTTCGCAATGAGCCAATTCGTGCCGGAGACGAGTGCGCTAATCTTCTGGTAATACGTGAGCTGCACGCCGGTCGTCGGAGTGGGCAGCACGCGGATAATCCCCGCTTCCATCGTGAAGAACTTAGGCGGCCCCGAGCTGCCGGAGGTGTACTTGAGATTCGCAGCTTCCGGCGGGATGTACTGGAGCGCGATATACGGCGCGGTCGTCGACCGGATGCCGCGCATTTCGAGAAAATCAGTCGGCAGCGGGAACCCGACGCTCAGACCTAGCGTCGTCGTGGCCGAGACTTGGGTTGTTGCTTCCTGGCTGAAGTGCCGGAACGGCTGCGAGTCCGAGAATCCGCGATTGAAAGCGGCTTCTGCAAGGACGATGAATTCAACGGCACGAGTCGCGAGGTCATCCCTCTGCGTCCAATTGCCAATGGCCGTGATTAGCTCGGCATGAGTCGTAATCGCCAATCGACACCCCTATCTTGACCTTGGGGTGGCGACGGTCAGCGCCGATATTGGATTTGGACGGGCGCTCCGGGGCGCTTCTGTCCGTGTAAGACTTATACTACAGAACTATAGGACTAGTCAACTAGGCTCTAACAAAAATCTAGGCTCCTGGCCGGCGACGTTCAAAGCGCCCTTTAGCTCGGTATACCACTCCGCCGCGTGCTCTTTGTTGTGGAAGCCCTCAATGCAGGGCGTGCCGAGGGTGTAATGCAGGAGCTTGGCTTGCGGGTTATCGTCATACTCCCCAACCAGCCAATTCCACTCTTTCGGCAGTTCTCCAACCCGCTCATCTTCCAGCCATTGAAAGCGATGCAGGTGCGCTCCGGTGTTGTTCACCACATAAGACGGGGTAAGCCGATGGTTCCCGAAATGGGCGTTGTTCCACAGAATCACGCTCGACCAGTTCTTGCGCGGATAGTCGGCGTTCTTGGCCCCGAAATACTTAACCGCGTGCTTGGTCTTGTAGTGGTGCTTGACGACTTGCGCCGCCATCAAGTGATCGCGCTTGTCCCACAGCTCCGCAATATCGCCCTTGACGATCATGTCTCCGTCGAGATAGATCGCATTGCCCTTGAAGCCAGAGAGATAGGGAACCAGAAAGCGCGAATAGATGAAGGCATTAGAGCCGTCGCCATGCTGCTCGTTATACAAACCAGCGAGAAGGGGCAAGGCCAGAGGGATGAACTGTACCGGCACTGACGCGCGGGCAATGATGGACTCACAACAGACGTGGTAAGCAACTGCCTCCCGGGGGTCGTAACCAACGTAGATGGGAATCGGGGTAATCATCCGGCGATGTCGTATCCAGACAAAACCCGTTCGGCATAGATCAACGCCCGCTGTTTGGCGAGATCCCAGTTACCGCGTTGATGCACGACGTGCACGGACTTGTACCAGGGCGTAGTCGTTCCGTCGGAGGAGCCGTAGCGCCACTGTCCAGTGTCGGGCACGAACACAATGCAGGGCTTTCCGAGCGCGCCGGCAAGGTGGGCGACCGCCGTTTGCATCGTGATAACCAGATCCAGAGAGGCGACGAGTGCGGCCGTATCGTCATAGTCTTTAGTCAGCGTAGCTTGGGGATACTGAACGATCGGGGAGCCTGCAATCTCGTCTGCAGCATCTTCATACTGTAGAGACACCCAGTGCGCATCAATGGCCCGCGTGATTGGATGAAGATCCGCAACCGTCCAAGTGCGGAATTTCTTCGCCGTCCACTGGACGCCCCCCGTCCACGCCAGCCCGATCGCGGGTTTGCGCTTGCCATTACTGATTTTTTGCTGCCAGAGCGCGCGCCAAGCTGCGGTACGTTCTGGATCGGCCACCAGAAACGGTTCGCCGGGGAAGTCTGAGGTCTTTTGGCGATAGAGCGCCCCCAAAGCGCCCGACGATACCGACGCATCGGGGTGCGTATCTTCCTCGTCCCAAACAACCTCTTTACACCAGCGAGAGCCGTACACTTTGGCTTTTGGGAACGAACGACGGAATAAGCCTTGCAACTTGGGATTACACTCAATGACTGTTTTGCGGGAGACGGCAATCGCGTCCCAGAACATTGACGCAAAACATATCTCGTCCCCAAGTCCCTGCTCCCCGTAAATGATAATGGACTTGCCCTTTTCGCCTTGCCATTGCGGCTCATCGGCGAATTGGAAGATCTTGCGGTTCTCTAGACCAAGGATGTATGAATATCCATCCCAACCCTCGCGCCACTTCTTTTGGGCGAGACAAGCCGTTCCAAGGTTCGCATGAGCCTTGCGGTTGGTCGGGTCAATCCCGAGAGCGAGACGGGCGAAGCGTTCTGCTTCCGCCCAGTTGCCTTCAGTGATCGACAGGCCGGAGAGGTTCACCAGGATCAAGCAACGCAGCTCTTTGCGCTTGCACTCCGTCAAGGCCCGCTGATAGCAGGCATGCGCGTCTTCGAACCGGTACATTTCATCGTTCAGCCGGCCGAGATTCAGCCAACCCTCCGCGACGTGCGGCGCAATCCGCGTAACGCGGTGCGCAAACTGATAGGCGATCGTCAGCCGTTTGGTTTTGTCGTGCAATTGCGACGCGATCAATAGATAGCCCGGATGGTCCGGGTTATCCATTAGTCCGTCATTGACAAGCTTCCATGCGTCGTCTAGCTCGCCGGCTTCGCAGAGCTTCGAGGCCAGACGGACGGGGTCTAGTACACGTTCTTTCGTGTCAGCAGGAAGTTGCTGTAGTTTTGCTTCATCTCCGCTTCGAGGCGCTTCATAGATGTGTTCGGGTTGCCTGGGTCCAACCCCTTCTTGATTAGCTCGTAGTAGATCGTGGTGGGAATCGAGGCCCAGCACCAGAGGTTTTTTTTGATGCCTCGGTCCGCTGTCCCGTCGTTCTGCGCCTGTTTGCACCGTTCAATGACTCCTGAAACGTCTTCCTTCTGATAGACGTGAATTTTCCCGTCTTCCTCAAAATCTAGTACTTCAGTTACCCCGTTTAAGGGGTTTACGCTAATCTCTCTCATCTTCGATCGGCATATAGCAAGCGTGCCAGCCGTCCCATTGATCCGGCGCGAGTTCAGGCTTGGGCTGCAATGCATCCCATTCCTCTTGGGTCAACACATCGTTAACTTGCATCCACCGTTTCATCGCACCCTCACAAAAATGGGACCGAGGTGGTAAGCCCCGGTCCCCAAAGCCAACCCGTTACCGGATTGAACTGTCGTTCATTACGCGCAAGCGACAACCTTCATGCTTGCCAGCGGGTTGCGCGCGATCAGGGTGTACTCACCCAAAATCATGCGCTTCTCGCCGTCGCCGGTTTCCGCAAGTTCTTTTATCTGCGGACGACGCCCCTGCAGCCAACCCAGCGCCCAATATTCCGGGTCGATGCCGAGTACCAGATTCGCACGCATGTAGCGATGCAGTACCGCTTTGTGCGTACCATAGTCAGACTTGAACAGGTCTACCGTATTCACGATCGTCGCCGGCTTCGCGTTCAGCTCATTGGTTTGCTGAGCGATACCCGCAAACGTGTCGAACACCGCCTTTTGCGCCGTGCCCATCAACAGCGTCGAAACGTCGCCGCCCTGCGCCCATGCCAGGCCGATACCTTCGACCAGCTTGCCTTGCGTCAGCGCACCCGTGGTCGTGCCGTCGGTCGGAGCCACCACAACACCGCCCGAGAAGCCAACCGTCGAGGCCGAGCTGGACGTAGTTGCACGAACAGCGTTGCCACCGTGATCCGTGGACGCGATCCACGACTCCATACCGCCGGAGCTGCGCGCCGTCGCTGCGCCGCCAGCCGAAGAGGCTTGTGCGCCGACCAGGGCCAGCTCAACGTCGCGCTTGAACTCGCGCATTTTCTTCATGCCGATCCGCGCGATTTCCGACTTACGGCCGTACTTCTTGACCGCTTCCAGCGTGCCGGAGATCAGGAACGTCTTACGCGAGATTTGCGTATAGTTGCCCATGCGGATTGTCGAGCCGAGCGTCGCATAGGATGCGTCGTCGCCTTCAACTTGCCGGTTCGCCGTTGCGCCGGCGAGCGCGTCTGTCTGCCACTCGTGGAACGTGCCGGTTACCGTCTCTGATTCCAGATTCGTATACAGATACGTATCCATCGGAAACAGGTCGTGAATGACATCTTCCACGTCCTCGGCAATACCGCCGCCGGAGCCGATATCATAGGTTTGTTGGGTACCGCTAATAACAGTCATGTCTTACGCCTTATTTGAACAGGCGGCGCTCCAATTCCTTCTCGACGGCCTTAGCCGCTTGGTGAAAATTGCCCTTGGAATTGGCGGTTGCTACCGCCTTGCGATATTCGGATTTCTGTTGCGCCTGCTGGACGCCAGGGCTTGAAACGGTGCCGGGGCGAGCCATCGGGGGCGCATCAGCGACTTTTTTAGAGGCGCGGGCCTTGGTGATCGCGTCATACTTAGCCGCTTTCAAAAGCGTGACCGCGTAATGCGAGCGTGTAACCATCCCCACCTCTTCAGCGGAATAACCCTCGTTTTTCATGTAATCGCGGATGAACTGCATGTCCGAATTACGCTTCGCAGGGTCCTTCCACTTCGGTAACTTCTGCAACAGAAGCGGGGCTTCCGCTTCGAGCTGCTTCTGCACGGCGGCTTGCTGCACCTGCGCCATATACCCGGAAGCCTGTTGCTCCTGAGCGGCGAGTTGTTGGAAGCGGCCTTGCAAT